GAAAAACTTTGTTGTACATCCGCACCAGCATTTTTAAAAACTTCAGCAATTTTTGCAGGACTTCCTTCCCCTTTTAATAAATCAAGAATACTTTTACCCGTTTCATCATAAAATTTATCAATAGAGGCCATAGCTCCTCTTTGGTTTCCAATTGTTTTATCGGTCGCTGTCATTCCAACTTGTGTAACCGCACGACCAAATTCTCTAATTTCTCTTGGAGCTTTTGAACCCGCTATTGGTGCCGCAACACTATCAACTAATTTATTTAGGGCTGCAAGTTGTAAATTATTAGTGTCTAATTGAGCCTTCGCTATTTCTTCAACAGTAACGGTTTCTTGTGATTTTTTTATCTCATCAAGGTCCGCAGGATTAATTTCAGAAACCAATTTATCCATTCCTCCAACTTTAACCGTAAATCCACCTCTTTCTTTGTTGTATTGAGCAACATTGGCTATAAATTGTTTGGATTCTTCGTCAATAGCAGTTGTTTTGAACTCACTTCTAATCATGTTCAACTTTTGTTGACCTTCAGACATTTTTATCAAATCATTATATGCAATACCAGTTTCTTTTTCAATTTCTCTTAAATCACGTTTGGCGTTGGGGAATACTTTAAATGATTTTGTTTTTTCATCAAAGTATGTAAACTTTTCAGTCATTTTAGCAACTTGATTCTGTAGTTCTGCAGTATCTTCAGATGCCAAATACATCAATCTAAATGGGTCTGCCAAATCACCAGCAGCAACACCCAACCTTTGGAACGCAGAAACCATTTCAACGGCACCTTCAGGATTGAACACCCTTTCAGCAAATCCAAAAATTTCATTCATATTAATACGTAATGAAGCCGCTTGTGCCGACATTTTAGCTAAACCAGCAACACCATTTTCAAAACCGTATTTATTTATATTACTTAAATTGTCTCTAACAAGTCCAAATACCGCACTTGTGTTAACACCAACTTTTCTTGCAATATCAACAGATAGTTGAATGTTTTCTTTAATGTTTCCTGTTTGAATTCCAGCGTCTTGGAATCCTTTAACCATGTCACCAATTTGTCCAGAATCAATACCAACTGCTTGACCCGCAGCATACAAATCTCCTACTGTTTCACCAAGAGTTATTACATTTGTATTTAAACTCTGAGCAATCCCTCTTTGAATATTTTGTACATCCGATAAACTTCCACCTAAACCTACAACCAATGGTGTTGCAACAGCTAATTCAACGGTTAAACCTTTAATGGCCATTTGAGTTTGACCAAAAGTCCCAGCCATTTGTGCTGACATTTTATCAAACTCACTTACTAAAAATTTGGTTCTAGATAACAAGTTGGAATAACTCTCATCAATTCTTTTTGTAAAATTACTAATAACTTCTTGAGCCGCCTGTGAAGACGCAGTACTATTATTTGGTGGATTACCTGATGGTGGTGTAGCCGATTGCATATTCTAATAAATAGAATAAATCTTATTTTTGATAAGATTCTATTAATTTGTCCACAATATACCTACGAGCATAGGTTGGCATTTTTTGGAAATCTGTCCAAGACATATGTAAATCTCGGCTCAGAATAAAAAATTCGTCTAATTGAAATTTCCTATACTCAGAAGAAAACCCGAAAAAACTCTACCCCAAAGGCGATTTCAACATCTACCTTGTTTCCTGACGGGGCTATAACTGTTTTGGTTAATTCTAATCTTGGTTCATTTTCATCAATGAATTTTCTAATGAATTTTGAATCCATAATTGGTAATCCTTCAATAAATTTAATAATTGTTGATGGTGATGTATCACCATTAACAGATAAGATTTGTTTTTGAAGTTTCATTGTAACTCTTGGTGCAACCCTTCCAGCAGGATATGAGTCAGCCGCTTTATTAAGTTCTTGAATTTCTTTATATATAAGTGGTTTTAATTTAACAGATGCTTGTGACTTTGGTAATACCACATCAAAAGTACCATCTTCATTTGGGTCGGTTGATGGTTTTCTAAAATCCAATTCGTCCAACAATATATCGGCAGAAAATTTCTTACCAGTCTCAGGGTCATTAATACTGATTTTATATTCAGGTCCAAAAGAAGTATTTCTTAAAAATATTAAAATTGCTTCAATATCACCATTTAACATTTCATCAGGTTTCAAATCTGGTTCGTACAATTTTGAACGAACTAATGTCATAATCATGTCATCGGTATTTGACCCCATAATGACATTCTCATCTGCAGCTGTCAAATAACCAACTTTAACAGATTTTTTCTTTGATTTGTAGAATTTACCTTCAGATGGTAATCTTACCACATCGTGTGGTAAATTAAATTCTTGTTGTGCGTATTGTAATAAATTTTCGTCCATAAAAAAAAACACAGGGAATAGACCCTGTGTTAAATATACCGTATTAAATTAATTTATCAATATAAAATAAAATACAAAATTAGTAAACTAAGATACAACGGTCCATTTGTAATGTAACGTCTAATCCTGCTAATTTGTCATCACTATATGATACACCATCCCAAGCAGATTTTGTAATCATACATTGTTCAAGAATCCATTTTTCCACAACAACACCTGTTGGGTCCAACATTTCAAGGTCAACATTCTTTTTATAACCCGCAGCATATCCCATACGACCTGTAACTGATTCAGCGTGTAAACGAACCCACTCCATAAGAGCTTGTGTTGCTGATGGACCAATTGGGTCACGGAATTTAACTGAGATTGGATTCCATTTGAATCTACCCGCTACATATGTAGAAGTGTTCAAAAATTGTATCTCAACAGGGTTAATATCAATACTTGGTCTTCCTGATGATTCTACGAACCATTCATTAATACCTAAAGTTGTGTCAAACCTAAGTATAAATCGGTTCGCTCTTTTTGGTTCGTAAGGAACCGGCATTTTCATTAATAAATCAGCCATGGTATATTCTTTTTAGTTTTTTTGTTTTAGTTTATTTATCTATAAATACTCGTTGTTTGAAAATTTTTGTATTTACTTTAATTTTTTAAAAATTATCATCGTTTAGTATCTAGTTTTAGTTCCTCCAGCAGTAGAATAAGTCTTTAAAACTGGTTCATCTTCAAAATGCTTCTTCATTACTTCTACATTCTTTAAATCATCATCTGAAAAACCAATACTAGGCACAAACTTATTTTTTACATCATCTTTAACATATAGTTTTTTACCCAATTCTTTAGCCTGTCCTTTTACATATGAAATAAATTCTTTCATTGCTTGAACTTTTAATTCCTCGGGGTTGGCGGCTCCTGCGTCTGTACCAAAACTAACGGGATAATATTTGTTCATATCCATATAGTCTTTTATTAATTCCACATCTGATTTGTCTTCCATATTTGAAAGGTCACGGAATTTTCTAAGATTCTTAATTAATAAATCTTTATTAATACCCATGTGGTCAGAAATAATCAAATTATAAATTGCGTCTTTAAGTGTCTCGGGGTTGTGTCCACGTGCGGTGATTATTGAAAAAATTGACCCATTGTTGATTGCTTCCACAAAATCAGACCAAGCGGGACCTGGTTTACCTTTCATGGCATCAATTTTAAATTGTTTATCACCACCAGTTCTAAAATTACGAAAAGGTTCGTCAGCATATCCAACTATTGTACTACCTTTGTAATCAAATGGTTCTACACCGATTTCACTTCTATATTCCGCAAAATCTTCTGTAGACATACCAACTTCATTATCATTTTCATCTTTAAGAATAATTTTTGTTGGCATCATCATGATATTATCGTCCCAATCAAAGGCGTAATATTTCATGTCAGGCGTACCAACATCATCAAAACCTTCAAGTAATGATGATGTTGGGTTTAGTATTTTTTTTCTAATCATTTAAATATTAAATATTTTCAAATGATGCTCCTGTTGGAGTGATTAAGAATTCAATGTCAATGAATTCCAACGCTTTTGTTGGTTTCAAGTAAATCTTACCTGTCATAGTATTTCTATCTAAATCTTCAGGTGAATTACTTACAGTAACACGGAAATCATATAAACCTCTGTCTCTTCTAATAGCATCCAAGATAGGGTTAACCGAATCCAAGAAGTCTTGTCTTACTTTAGCATCGTTTTGTTCAAACAACAATCTTACCGCCACCGCTGAAATCAACTTACGAGCTTGTAATAACAATCTTCTTACGTTAATTCTGTTAAGTGCTGTGTCAGCAATTTGTAATGTTTTGTTACCCCAAATTACAGTTCCAACATCAGAGAAAGTAGCGATAGGGTTAATTCTACCTTGATATAGAGTATCTCTATCTTCTTGTGTAAGTTTCTTACGAGCTTTAACTGCATTTACCAAACCTCTTGTGTAACCCGCAGTTGCGAACCATGGGAATGAAATATTATCAGTCAACGCTAAGTTTCTACAAACTTCATTTGTTGGTGGTATGTAGATTTGTGTGTTATTCACAGTATCTCTTACCAAAATCCATGGGTAATAAGTTGCTGTGTAGTTAG